TAACTCAATTGTATTACTCATCTCCACTCTCCCAAGGTAATTCACAATTTATTTGATGATAACGACAATAACCAATAGCGGCATATTGCTTCGGGTGATCCCTGTCATGAATCAACACATGCGGTTTGCCCTTGTCGTCCAAAATCAACGTCAGCCAATATCCCTCACCATTGGCCCACGATAAAATGCGCCCATTGTCGCTTGATGCAACAAAAGATTCGCCAATAACTTCAGTCAAGCCACACGCAGCCCACATAAAATCAGTAATATCTTGCGGCATGTAATTCTTTGGCTCTAGCTTCGATAAATCCCATTTAGCCATCTGAAAACATCTCCTCAAAACACTCCAAACATTTCTCGGCATCTTGTCCCATGTACTTGGTGACAACCTCGCCGCAGTCGCAAAGGCGCGGCATTTCACCATCGCCCTCACAACTTGAACAAACCTCGCGAACCTCGTCGATCACGCCAACGTCACGATTCGGGCCATGTGGGCGCGGTCTGCCAAACTTAACGTACCCATCGCCATAACAATCGGGACATGGCGACATAATCGGGGTTTCCATAGCCTGAATGGCTAAATCATTCATACGTCCCATATTACCAACTCGCCTGATAGGTCACAGTGTTCCAAACCTCGGAATCAATCCAAGCCGCAGCCTTCTCAAATACAGACGCGTGTTCTTCGGCCTCCGCACGGTACTCATCCCAGTAATCGGGCGAACCAAAAAAGAATCCGCTACACTCTTCATTGTCGGGCAAATTACCGTCGCGAATCGCAGCCGCAATGCGACGCAAATCCTCGGAATCCAAGTCAATCGGTTGACAGTGATCCTCGCCGTTCGCAAACACCTTTACAATAAAGCGGTGCAGCGGGGCGAACTTGCGCCAGTAGCCAAGGTCAAGAACATAAGACGCAACCTCGAACCCATCCATCTGTGGACGCTCTACGCGCAGCGGAACACCATGCTCGTCACGCTGCGTGTTATCCCAAGAACTGATGAACTTGTCGCCGCGTAAATACATATCTAAGCCCATGATTTTTCTCCTCTTCATTATGCTAGACATCCCATACATATAATTAAATTTATGCGGCGTCAACAATAAAATATAAAAAAAATTATAAAAAAACCCCGACACCAAGAGGAAAGGAAGTGTCGGGGCAAGTCTAGTTGAGGCAGTTAAGGCGTGAGCGAACTAGTCCTTAACCACGATCTACATAGCATGGGAAACTATGGGATGCAACACCTAATCGGATTTAAATCGCTATTTTAATCCTGTGCAAAACTGGTCGGGTTGTGCGCCAACATAAGCCGATAAATTGTTCGGGTTATCATCGGCGGAAATAAAAACCCCCACCTACGAACGGGCGGGGGTCTTAATTTTGTTCGGCTTATCGTAAATACGTTTTACCTTCTGCCTAACTTTATATTTCTTCAAGTAACACGGTGCGCATATGTGAATTGATTTATCCAGAACATGTGCATCTTCCTTCTTGCAAACCGAACACTTCACCACCATCCGACGACAATCCCAATGATACCAAGACCAACTAACGCAACAAAGCAAATCGCAATCGCCACATCCTGCCAGTCAATCCGCGCAAGGTCGCGCTCCATCTCCTCAAGCAACTCTGCCAAGCCTCGCAAAATCATGCCGCTTCTAGCTCCTCTGCTCCTACACGCTCCACGCGCTCAATGATAATGTCATAGTCAGCGATATAGTCGCCCTTCGGGTCGGGTTGCGCATCAGCATCCTCAATCATTGACGTTTGAACAAGACCATCTTCGGAAACTTCATAATCCCCAAATTGATCGGATACCTCATCAAGCGCGGCCTGTAATGTCGGGAAACTACCGATACGATAGCCGCCCTTATTGCAAACATGTTCGCCTTGTCCAAACTCATCAGTCCAACTGTAGACGGTAATCATTAAAACTCTTACTGTGTAACTCATGCCGCTAACTCCGCATCCTTCGCCGCAGCGCGTAAATACCAATCATCAAGCCCAAAGTATTTATAACCCTGCTCAATCATATCATAATAACCGCTCGACGGTGTGCCCAACGCGCCCTTGTCGCCGTTCATGTCATAGATTAGCCAATCGCCGTTGATCTTACGGCGGTCATACAAAGTCGGGTAACCCTCAAGACGATCTAATGCTCTCAAGCAATCGGGCGTAATCTCCCACAAAACGACAGGCAAAACCATGTCGCTATCATGGCGAAAGTCAGCCACGCCGCGAAACGTCAAACGATGATCGGGTAAATAAAAGCCGCCCATCGGCTTGGCCTTCGGGCATCGCGCTGCCATAGCCTCGCGGTTCGTGTTCATTCCGTATGCTAGATAATACATATCTTCTCCTTCTCTAGAATGGTGGGGGCATTGCGCCCCCTGTGTTACTTCGTGCGCCAAACGCGGATTTGTCCGCTGTCCTTGCAAATTGTTCGGGTCGCGTACTTAATCCCGATTGCGTCCGCAATTTGATGAATCTGTTGACGGTGCCGCGTCTCTGTAATCACAAAGCTGTCGCCTACCTCCAACTTCTCCATAGCAAGGCGCAACTCCTTCTTGCCTCCGCCGCGCGTGTTGGGAATCGGTACGTTCTTTTCAATCGTAAACATTATGCTTCCTCCTTCTCTTTGATGTATTCGCTAATGTCGTCCGCAATCAAATCAAGCGCGTCTGCAATTAGCTGATTCGTCAACTCAATGCGTAACCCAATATCAAGAGTGTCAACGATAACCTTTTGAGCGTAACCGTGCGAACACTGTGCATCGTGCGCTGTGTACTGAACAAACTGGTTAATTACCCACGGTGTGACTTTAACCTCTAAATTCGCACCTACGCCGTAGCGATTTAAAGACTGGCGCAGATACGCCACATTGTCACGGTAGTGAGATTCACCCAAATAAGAGCCGTCTAACCAACAGCGGAAAAAGCGACGCGTCGCGTGGTTGCTGTCAAATAGGTCGCCTTGTAGGTCGCGGATAATGCGGGTTTTTGCTGTGTCTGTGTTGCCCATTGTGGGCCTCCTTTCGTTACTAGACTGTGCTCTCTATATATGGGAACTTATGGGACTGTCAACAGGTTTTTATAAAAAAATTTATTATTTATTTTCTGGGATAGGTGGGGATTTTACGTCAAAATGGATCACGTCAAAAGTTGATGTTGTTGATGTTGATGTGACATATTCAATGAAATCAATGACTTAGGTCATTTACGTCAACAGCGTCAAAAAATCGTTTTGACGTAAATAACGCAATAAAATCAATAGGTTATTTTACGTCAACTACGTCACCCCCCTATAAGGGGGGGTATATAAAGCCCCCCCATTGATGTTGTTGTCCTAGCGCGGCCTGATGTTGCGGTATGGGATAATCTGGAAAGTTTAGGGGTTGACGGTGCGACTTGTTCGGGTAGTATTGCAGCGGGTCATAAGTCGAAAAATTATTCGGGTAGCAGAACAAATGCCAAAGGTCGGTGAGCAGATAGAAAAAGGTGGGCGTCGTCTTCAGCCACAGCAACAAAAGTTTCTCGACAACTACATTCACAAAGATATGACGCAGACCGCAGCAGCCAGAGCGGCAGGATATAAAAACCCGAACGTTAGAGCCGTGCAGCTTCTCAACAATCCAGTCGTGAAAGAACGAATGGAAGAAATGCGCCAAGAACTCGAAAGCAAATATGGCGTCACAATCACAAAATCTGTTCGGGATATGCAACGCCTTCGCGATGAGGCATGGGAAGCAGGGAACTTCGGTGCAGCTATCAAAGCCGAGGAACTACGCCTAAAGGTCACTGGCCTCATGGTAGCCCGTAGCCATGTGACACACGAGCATGTGGATAATATGAGCCGCGAACAAATCGTTGAACAACTGCAAGAATTTATGCAGCGCGCTAAGAATCGCATGATTGACGTAACTCCAGCAGAAAATCCCACAGAAGCCGAACAAATCCCAGTAACTCACGATAGCGAGCAGCCCGAATAATCGGGTCTACGCATTGCGGGGTCGGGTTCGGGCGCACTTATCGGGAAATAATCGGGCTAGATTTTACCGGGGACGGTATCCCGACAAATTGTTCGGGTTAGGCTTTACCGGGGCGCTGGATCGGGCTTTCCCGGTCGGGATTTGTTCGGGTTAGCTTGCCCGGTTAGTATAACCCGAGCAATTGTTCGTGTCTACTTCCCCGGCAACCGGACGCTGCTGGCCCGGTAGGGTGCAGCTCGATCCGGGAGATACAACCCGAACAATTGTTCGCAAATTTGCCCGGTTGAAGGCTGGCCCGGTGAGTTCGCCTGGGCATAATTTTTTTTATTTTTCTTGTTGACATATAATAATGTGTGGGATAGTGTGGGATCACAGTCTAGTAATGAGGAAAAAGAAAATGGCTAAATTCGTAGAGTGTAAAGTTTGCGGTGAGACCACTTATGTTATTCATGATTGGGTAAAGAACCTTCCCTGCCAAGCCTGTGAGTCGCACAAGAAGACTCTTGAACAAAAGGAAGCATGGGCTGCGTATGCAGCAAAAGCAAAAGCAAAAGCAAAAGGGGAAGAATAATGACAATCGGTGGATACACATTGAATGACAAGGGATACGGTTTGACCGTATCCCAATACGAAGCAGGGTGGAGTTTCTTTCTGCAGGGAGAAGATGCTGATCGGTTCCGCGAGGTTTGGGAAGACTGGCAGGAATTGCGCGGCAACAACTTCAGACAGTTCTTGTCGGAATACGAATACGACACGCTGTTCCAGTAGGGAGGAAGACATGGACACGCCACACGACGACTGCACACACTGGATCGGGTTCATCTAATCGGGATTCGGGATTCGGGATTCGGGGTTCGGCATATGCCGTGCCCCTTT